TTTTCTAGCTCCACAGATCCAGCACATAGTAATCGTGCTCTTACGCCATTCTCTAGTTCTCAGATTAGCCCATTGATGTGCGCCAGTCATGGTCACCTTACAGGGTTTATTGGGACTAGCCGGTTGTCTGTGCATAAAGTATTACTTTGCTTCTGACCAGCGGTCAACAATCTTGGCATCAGCTTCCAGGGGAACCTTAAGAATCTGCATTCCCTTTCCTGTCATAGCCTCTTCCAGCATAATCTTTGCTTCCTCTGCCCTGTGTTCTGGAGCAAGAAGAACCAATTCATCATGCACAGAAAGAACAAGAGAAATCTTCTGCGCAGGATCATTGTGCTTGGCGTAATCTTCTTGCAAAGTCTTGTGAATACGGATCATAGCCATCTTGATAAGTCCAGCAGCACCTCCCTGAATAAGAGAATTGAATGCCTGCCTTTCAGCACGCAAACGCTGCCATCTCTCAGGACTGTTCAGATCCCATACTCTACGTACAAAGCCAGTAATGGTACGAACATGTGGAACCTTACGACTTCTTGCAGCACGCCATACTGCCTTCTTGAACTCTCCTACTTCAGGCTGAGTAGCCTCGTAGTCTGCAATTCTGTCCTTGGCATACTGAACAGACTTGTTCATTGTAGCTGCAATTTTCTTTTCCATTGCACCAAAAAGAATACCGAAACCGAGAGCCTTGGAGTCCTGTCGCATCTCTTTGTCTACTTCTTCAATCAATACCTTGTACATAGCTGAAGCAGTAGCCTTGTGGGCATCTACTCCTGCGTGGAATCCATCATACAATACCCCATGACCAAGGTAGTGAGCCAGTACGCGGTACTCGATCTGAGCGTAATCCGCAACTACCAACTTGTAGCCTGGGGGTGCACGGAACAGTCCACGTACCGCAGTACCAAGCTCTGTACCAGGGCGGGGGATATTCTGTAGATTGGGTTCACGGCAGGAGAAACGAGAAGTAACCGTACCATACTGAACCAGATCTGCATGGATACGGCCATAGAAAATACGGCAAGGCTTCTTAGAATTCTCAGGATCACCCAGATATCCCAGTACATAAGTACCGAGAAGCTTGGCTACTTCCTGGTATTCCAGAAGTACCTGACACACTGCGTTCTCTGGGTAGCTCTCCAGTACTTCCTTGTCCGTGGAATAGCAATAGATATCCAGGGTTTGACCGTTATTCTTTTTCTTCTTACCAGTATCAGTAAGACTCCAGGGCTTAAGCTCCTGTCCGTCATCCTTTTTCAGACCATAGAGTATGTCTTGCTTCTGCTTAGGGGAATTGATATTAAATACTTTACCCGCAGCACGGTAAACTCTGGTTTCAATCTCTTCCAGCTTCTTGGTAAGCAAAACCTCCAGCTCATGGATCGCCTGTACGTCCACTGGAGCGCCTTCCAGGTTCATGGTGAAGAGAACCTCTGTCAGACTCCTTTCAAGCGCTGTATGGGCCTCTAGAGCCTCTCCTGAGAGCTGTTCTTCGAACATCCTGTACAGCAGCCATGTGTACTTGGCGTCCAGCATCGCATAACGAGCTACCTTCGTAAAAGGATGAGCCTCAATACACTTACCCACACCTTCCTTATCATAATCGACTGAATAGTACCACTTGGTAAGCGTCTTCAGCTTCTTATCCATTGGCCGCTTCGGTCCACCTACAACCTGACCAATATTTTCATCTAGCATCCATTGAGTAACGATGGTGTCATGCACTGGGCCAGGAGGAATCTCCCCAAAATACTTAGCCACCGAAACAAAGTCCATCACTGCGTTGTGAGCGATCTTGACGATACTGGAAAAGAACAGAGGCCTGAGGATTTCAAAAGCTACACTAGGAAGCAACTGCTTAGGCGGGGCATCATAAATGACAGGGAACTCTTCAAACTTACCGGTCTCCTTGTTCTTCTTACGATGTGCCCGCTGAAGAAGTACATCACCATTGGGATGACCAAGAGGAATGACAATAGTACGTCCATGAGTAGCCATAGCTATCCACACCACACGGTTATGGGCAGGAACGCCACGAGTATCAGGTTCAACACCATTCATGGACTCGATATCAAAACAGAAAGCATCCTGCTTGAGAAAGTATTCAACTTCCTTTCGCAGTTGTTCCTCAGTGAGGATAAGACCATCCATTAAATCTCCTCGTCCATAACCATCTTCTCAAGGTAATAATAGTCAAAAGAATACTCGGCAGGACCACGATGCAGTGCTTGTAGATAACCCTGAGGACCAGTATCCCAATCATAATCATCTTCCTCACGAACAATCCTCGTAAGGAACTCCATACCAATTTCAGAAGTAGAACAGGGTTTCACATAATCGATATCAGGCCGCCCATAACCGTTGTAAATGTAGTGACACACCATAAAGAATTCCATTGTTCCTCCTAAGTAAAGAAAGCCTCCCTGACAGGTTTTAATCTATCAGGGAGGCTCTCAACGGTCAAGCAGCGATCTTACGGGTTACGCTCATGTCCCTTTTGGAAATCAGTGTCCTTCAGACCATTGGCAACTGCTGCAAGCTGAGAAGCGGTCTGGGTGAAGATAGTCTCTGCACCGTAGGAAGTCTCAGACAGAGTTGCAAGCTGCTCATCTGTAAGAGGGATGATATTGAAATCGTCCTCAAGGTCAGTACCCTTTACAGGAACAACCTGAACACCAGTACCAGGCACGTGAGTCAGAAGGAAATACCTGTTGGGATCGTTTACAGCAATACTCTTTCCACCCTCAATGAGAGGAACGCTGGAATCACGAAGAGTTTCCATTACAGGCCAGCTGAAAGTCCAGCGACGAACTTCATTGATATTATCATTCATCTCGACAACACTGAGAAGGAAGTTCCAAGCGGACTTGTGTCCCTCGGCGCACAGAGGACAGTCATCCTGAAGGCAGTAAAGGAAGGGGAAACGCTGAGATGGAACATAGTGCTGCTTCCACTGGGCAGTGGGCTTAAACTCAAGAATCTTTACCAGCTTCTTTGAGGAACCCTTCTTGAAATCAATGTAAGGTGCCTTTACAACCTCACGACGCTCTTCCTGAGGAGTACCCCAACCATCACCGATAGAAATGGGACGAGAAGAACGCTTTACTGCCTGCTCGTGAGGCTGGTCCACATCAGAAGGATCACTTACATTCTCTTCCACATCAGCAGTAGCAGGGGAAGCGTTACGGTTAATCTTTGCCATTAATATGACTCCTTAGTTTATGCACTTACGCATGTATAGTGGAGATTTATTTTCTTATCTTACTCGAAGTCCAGAGACTTCGCAATCGACTTGTTCTCACGTGTCAAAGCCTTGAACATTCGCATGTCCGGTCCTTGCAGTGTATCAAGAACGGCACCGAACTCATCAGACAGAGCCACTAGATCAGTAGCTACGGGAACATCTACAGTAACAGATACAAAGCTGTCTGCACTCTCGTAGTTACCCATGTTTATCTTGAAGGAGCGGGATACTGCTACCTTCATGTTGTCTCCCAGTATATGTGTTGTCACTGACATAGGCAACACAGTTACTTCTGCAACAGGCTCTTGAACAAGTTCACTGCTTTCTGCTGAAACATTGTCTCGCTCAGTCGTCGTCCTTTGTCGGGCCACAATACTCCTTCTTCGCGTGCGATCTTGACTAGTCCTTCAACCATACCACGGGTGTACATTCTCCGTCTACCCCGAGGATCTTGTGAAGGCTTCATGTACGGACTCTTCGGTAGGATAGCTTCTCGCTCCCACTTACGCAAGGTCACTGGTGATCTGTTACCCAGAGCCTTGCCCAAATGGCCGATGGAGAAGAATTCAGTTTCGACTCCACCGACCATGAACATATGGGGCTTGGCATCCCACGCGCTAATGCTTTCCTCTTGAACCTCTCGTACCCTTTCGAATACAAGAGGAGTAGTAGAACCAGGAAAGACCTTAGCCATTTGTTCATGCCAAGTACTAACCATCTATTCCCAATCTTTCAAAGACCCAGGCGAATCCTGAATCCTTTTCTGCTTGTACGTGCCACTCTTGTACATCCTCAGGCTTGTCAACATCTGAATTGTAATCATAAATCTCAGCCCAGCCAAAGGGAGTGGACAATTGCCATTCTGCCAGAGTCTTACAGGAGTCTCCATCACTGGGCTTACCGAAGATTCCTACGAGCATTGCGTAAGGAGTATCGATGTACTTAATCTTGTTATACATCTCTCACATCTTCAATACCAGTAGTGGCAAACAGGTGCTCTGTAATTTCATCCTGCATCAACTCAAAGAGATCTTCCCAGGAGTATTCATCCTGCGCTGCTGCATACTGTTCATCGTTCAGTTCAATGTACAAAGCTGCTGGACGGTCAAAAAATACAGCTACCTTATGCATATTAGTAACCTACCTCATATTCGAATGTTACTACGCGATTAGGGGTAACCACAATCTCAATGTCATTACCGAACTTGGAGCGTACAGCATCCTCAAAACGTCCAGCATCAACAGGGACATCAGGCCACGTATCGTTGGTCAACCCGTCAGGATGATCAAAAGTACTCTCGTAATCCCATTCATCGTAGTAGGTAGACTTCTTGTCCGGATAAGCCTCTTCCATATCAGGCTCTTCATTGTCCAGCCAAGCTTGTGCGATTAGAGCATTAGTAGTAACACGGGGATCTCCTACAGTGAACTCACAAGGATCACCGTCATTGAAACCAGGAGTGTATTGAGCCCACTTGACCGCAGTGATACCTGATTCAAAAGCAGCCTTGAAATATGGAAGCAGATTCTGAATAGGTTCTTGAGGAACACGCTTCCACGATCCGTACTTACCCTCAACCTCCATACCCATAAAGGTATCGTCAGTATCTTCCTTAACTAAATACGTCATTCATATTCCCAATCTCTTTACGGACAGAACCAGACATCCAACGAGTGGAGTCATCGTCATATGGAATAGCCTTCAGATAATCAGCAGGAGAGGGAAGAAATCCCAAGTCCTCTACAATATGTCTCTCGGCAATGAGACGAACAGGAACCTCAATGGACTTCTTGTTCTTCTGAATAGTAATAGTCTTGCCGAACATGTCCTCACACAGGTAGACACCCAGAGTGTGATGATACATGGCGCGATGACGATAGTCACCATGCGTCTTCTTACTGCTATCTATAAAAGATTCGATCTCTATGTAGTCTTCAGGTGTGCCGCCCCATTTGTGAGAAGCGGACACAGCATGATAATACGAGTTAATTATTCTTCACCTCTGCTTTATAAAGCTTGTGCTGATCCTTAAAGAACCTATACAGCTTCTCACTGAAAGCCCAGTCACCTACCTGCATATCCAGGAACATCACAAAGTCAATAAGGTCTTCATGAGACAGTTCAGAAGACATATCGATAGCAAGGTCTTCAGGGTCTACCAATACATTACTAGTGAAATTCATCTGCTATTCCTTAACTAGTTGCCAGTACTTGTCCAAATGTGCTTCGCTTTTCAGATCAAGCTCATCCTTCACATACCAACTCCAAGAACCCCTGTTCTCACGACACTTGACAATATAGTTGATCTCATCATCCTCAGTATCGTAGAAGACATCCATAATCTCAACGATTACTTCTTGACCATCGCTGACTTCCCAGGCGTTAGAGAGTCTTTGGCCTATCTGAAACAACAACTGGCACCCACTTAGTTATAGTGACTTCCTTAGGTTCAACCTGTACTGCGTTTACTGAGTTGTTCTTATAATTATCAATAGGCCAACGATCCTGTCCATCCTGCATTTCAGTAGCAGGATCTAGATAGTCAACCATATAAGTCAGACCATCATCAGCCTTGAAAACTACTTCACAGACTGTGTACCAGCGATGCTTATCAATACTCTCGAAGGAAAGTTCTTCGCCACTATAAGGAAGGTCGTACTCTTCCTCCAGCTCTTCAACAGTAAATTCCCTTGTTACCTTAGGCAAGTTCTGTCTCCTCAATCTTATTATCAACAATCTTGAATAACTTGATCAACTTTCCGCAATGTCTGCTTGCCTTAGTAGCGGAAACACTACGCTTATTGACATGCAAACGCCAGGTTCCATATTCATCAATGCTCATGAACTCTGGGAATTGAATTCCATGTGCTGCCATACTTTTCTCCTCTGATAACCCATAGCTACTCTCCCCCGAAAGGAAGAATAACTAAAGACAATCAGCGACGACGACTGCGAGTAGTACTACGCTTAATGGTACTGTGCTTTGTAGTAGTACGCTTGCCGTTGCTGTGAACAGTAGTCGTAGTCTTATGGACCACAGTCACGTGGTGCTTAGTGACGTAGCTGCTGCTGTACTTCCTGACAGGGTGACCCGTGTGGTTGTAGTAGCTCCGGTGACTGTAGTAATAATCGTAGGGAACATAGGTGTAATGCCCGTGATCCCACACATACTCATAACCAGAGTCAACCGGCCGATTTCCACAAGCACTTACACCGATACCAGCAACTCCCATGAAAGCCACGGAAGCGATAGCCTTAGCAACTGCCTTGTTCACTGTTTCTCCTTGTTAGTTGACTTACAGGACTGAACTATTAGTTGGCAACGCACTTGTAGAATGCCATACCGTTTACGAAAGTCCAAGCACGATGCTGTCCGGCAGGACAAGATACAGGCAGTGTAGTTGCAGAAGCACTCTCACTGACCACTCCTGTAAGCATTGCAGCAAGTGCGAGGGCTGTCAACATCTTCTTCATTATTACTCCTTGGTAGGGGCGAATGCGTATGTAACCGTTTCAGTGAACAGACTATCCCATTCTTCCTGAGTCAGCAAGTCCCTGGCGAACAAGTCCCATAGAGCATCCTGGTCAATGTGCTGTACCAAGATGATTGGTTCCAGGTACAGTTCGTTGGTCCACTGACCATCGTCAGCTTTCTCATTGAGAAGTTCTAATACCCGCTCCTCATTGAGAACCTTACTCGTCTTGCGCTGCTTCTGCAAGCTGGCATAACGCTTACCGTTGACTTCCAGAGGCTCGCTGAAGGCTATCACATGAGATCCCCGGCTGTTGGTCTCAGCCTCAAGGAGATAAGGATCTAACTCCTTCTTAAGGTTATCCTGCATAATCTTACGGTCAGCAATTTCCTTATTAAGAAGAAGGTATGCTGCAACCTTGGCCTTAATGGCTGGATTATCCTGCATAGCGTACCTTCTTAATAGAGATATCGAAGTCAGAAGTACGAAGCTGACGATCCACATACACATGAAGCGATTCAACATCGTCAAATGTCAGAACACTCTTACTCTCAGCATTGGAAGTAGTTACTTCCCAGTACAAATCTGGGCGAATACGGAACTCGATACGGCTCGTTATACCCATTGCACCTACACTGAAGTAATTAGGGTGAGTCCACTTGTCCTGACCTGCAAGTTTGTACTGTACCTGTCTGTCTGTAAGAAGACTAGCAATACTTAGCGTAGGAACTTCATACTTCTCCAGACGTACAACCTTACCCCCCTCAACAAGTTGTGCAATCTTCTTCATTGCGGCATCCTTAGAAGCAGTACGCAATTCAGTTGTTGTCTGTACCTCAGGATCAGTACGACTTTCCACCAGATAGTTGACTATGGGCTTTACTCGGAACTGTGTACCAGAAGGAAAAACAGTCAGTTCCTTGGCATCCATCCAATTTGTATATATTTTCTTGTTCCATGAAGGAAGGGCAGGATTCAGTGTACGGTACTGAATTCCATCTAGAATATTTGTCATTTAATTCTCCTGTTTAATCTCTATTTTACCCTGAGGGTGTGACATTGTACCACCACTAACGGTAGTTCAGTAGTGACTTTGCATTGAGTACAGCTGTATGAATATCCTGGTCAGTCACACCCTCAGTACCAAGATCCTTCGCCCAGGATATATGAGAGTAGTCAATGAACTTGACACGCTTTCCACTGCGGAGATACCTGGAACGAAGGAAAAGCATTCTATTCTTTCCTACAGTGTCATTGTCCAGAGCAAACACTACAGTCTCCGCCCTGTCGAACAACAACTCTAGCTGCCTGTCAGAAATCTGTACACCAAAGGAAGATACAGCACCAGAGATCCCAGCAGTATGCAGCCGTAGACAATCCAGCGGACTCTCCAAGACGACTGCCGTTGATTCTGTGAATGCTTCCAGTCCAAATAGCGTTTCAGACTTTCTGACTCCTCCTGGTTTATTGCAGAACCATCCTTTTCCCTTTTCCTGAAACCCCCATAGTCGACCCGTTTCCGGATCTCGTATGGGGAGAATCCAGTTGTCTCTTTTACTGTCCCACAGTACTCCGTAGTGGGTTACTGCTCCCGAAGATACTCGTCGTTCATCCAGTGCCGTGTCCGGTGGAGCATCGAAGAGC